GTCTCTGACTACCTCCTCAAGCTTTCTGCTGAGATCGGGTCTTCCCTACTAGCCGCTTGCATGGTAACTGACAAGCCTTCATTCGTTGGAGTCCCAACTGAAGGAACTATCGACCTAAGCAATGGTTGGACGGAAATGAACTCCATGTTTGCAACTGCAAATCCTATGGTTGCACAGCTTAAGTCACTATTTGAATCCATCTCCGATAGTGAACTTTCTGATGCTATTAATGACGCTTGGTCTCAAGCCGCAGTATGGAAAAGCTCTGGAATCCAGGCATTCTTATACGAAGTCTTCGTCAGAATCGAATCTGTTGATACCGAAACCATGCTAGTCAAATACAAGTTCATAACCAGCCTAAAAGAAAAGTAAGGGGACAACATGGAAAAGAAAGCCACCATTCCAATGCTGGGCAATCTAAAGTTTGCTAGCGATGTAGCTGAGTATCTATACACTCTTGAATTTGATAGATCCATTGGGTTGCCGGAGGATATCGGCTGGCACGGACTCTATGTTGGTGACTTAGCTGATGGTGCTGGGTTTGACCAGTTAACAACTGCTGATCAAGAGGCCCTAAAAACTGCATCAGCCGCCATCCTAATGGAAGACGAACATCACTTTGTAGACGCTGAATTTTTCGATGACGAGCAGGAAGCCAAAAGAACCTGGGAAGACATCGAAGATAGTTATTACGACTTTTATGATAAGAGATCATAAGGAGCTAAGATGTACGAACTTAAACCAGGACATATCCTCTTAGCTGAGAAAACTAGAGGATGGAAACTCTCTAACTTCTTCCCATTTGCAATTCGACTTATCACTGGCAACAAAATCACTCATGTTGCCATAGTAGAGTCTTGTGATTTAAATTCTGTCTCCTACTGGGACGCCAACTCTGGTAAGGGAGTAAAATGTTCTCTAGTTCCCAACATGGAAAATTCAAAAGAAGGCGGTCTACTACTAGCCAACGATATGGTTGTAACTAAGGTCGCGGAGCTTCCACTTATTGATAGCATTCATGTTAGTGCTATTATAAATGAACTTCATTTGCTTGAAGGCTCTAAGTATAATTATGCCAGTATTCTTACATTAATGAAAGACCACATTCTAAGACAATTCTACACTCTACCTACCACAAAACCAGATTCAAGTTTTGGTAGAAAGTTCACTTGCTCTCAGCTTGTGACCCACCTTCTTTTGAAGGCCGGATTCCCTTTCTCCAGGCTATTTACGACCGTGACTTACCCAGCCCTAGTAGAGCCAGATAATTTCACAACCGCTCCATTCGTGGTTATTCCCCTCTCTGAATTAAAGAGGGGTTAGCACGATTGAGTATAGCGAGGGTTCATTGGCGATGATAGCCCATGCCGTTCCAGCTACATTCCCCCAATCAGAGACATAAGAAACTTGATCAGGAAGCAGGGAGTAGGCCCAACCATAATCTGGCATTCTATTGGGTAGGATTCCATTGTTAATCGTAACAATGGTGCTACTGTTTGATCCCAGCTTTCTGGCTAACAGTTCATATTGGAATGTGCCCTCTGACCAAGGATACGGGGATACTCCTGGGTATCCTCTGTCTGGTAGGTAGGGGACAAAGCCAGTTACAAGACCCACCGTCATTCTGAAGGCAAGAGCGTTAATGGATGCGGCTGTAGCTTTGGCAGTCTCTCCAGCGGCCAGTAAGAACATGGCTCCCCAAGTGTTTAAGTCCAGTGCATCAGCCGTATCTGGTGTTCCGTTGAACCCCTGGTAAAAACGCTCGGCATCTGCATTCCAAAGTTCTGCTACAATGGCTGTTTTCAGGCTGTTAGCTTCCGTGGTGTAAGAAGACACTCCTGTTACATGACCACAAGCCTGAAGAGCAAAATAGCAATCAATGTTATGCTCGGTTGAGAACCAAGCAATAGGAGCGTTAGCGTAAACATCATTAGTGTAAACACCCCTGCCACCCTTAATCAATTGGTGGGGACCGACTGTAGCTTTGTCCTGTAGGAGTCTGTCTACACCCGCACGAGCAGCAGTAGTGGCCGCAGTTGCAAACTGTCCTTCAGGCATTAGATGAGCGTAAAGAAGGAGAGCGTAGCAACACCAAGCGTGAGCGCCAGTCCTATAGTAAGGATCAACACTTAACCCAGTAGTTGCATCAAAGCTGAAATACCACTCCTTAGAGGTTGAATCTTGCGCTTTGATGAGCCATTCAGCGAGGAAGTCTGGTGTGTTAGGGTCTTGAACTTTGTAAGCCAATGATGCAATCAAGGCAACTGCCTGATCGTAAGCGTAGCATCGGTTACTCAGAGAGGCATACGCAGAATCGGTTGGAGGAATAATGTAGCTTCTAACCAAACCGCCATGATTTCTAGTGATCTCTGCGCGACTTCCAGGTGTTCCTGAAGCGGCTACGAGCTTTGCCGTGTAATCACCATCTAGGTAAGTCCAGGGTCTATTTCCGGTAGACCAAGTTTGATTGGTCAATGCTGGTACGGTGTCGATGTAGTATTCGATGTCCGTCTTTTTCCAAAGTTCAACTGCGTAATTTGGGTCGATAGATGCGGTGTAATCAGTGGTGGCAACCAAAGTATAAACAAAGTTACCCGTGCCAGTCCATTTGAGGGTTCCAGTGCCAGTGCTTTGAGCCAGAGTGACGGTAGCTCCGCTTAATGTGTAATCGGTCACTGAAGCCGTGCCACCAGTCGGAGTTGGTATAAAGCTAGTTCTAACTGTACCAAGCTCCACTTGAGGGTGACTAAATCTAATGGTTCCAGTTCCAGCCGCTACAGTGCCAATACCACAACGCAAGGTTGTAGCACCACTAGTTGCTCCAATTGTTAGTATTGTAGTAAGTATCCCAGTAGTTAAAGTTCCTGCTGCTGTTCCAGATGGATTAGCTGGGCAAACAGGGTAAGTTATTGTGCCACTGGGGAGGGCACCACCAAGAACTTCCTGGGCAGTCAAACCACCAGAAACCGCCTCGACTAACATGGAAAAACAGTAAGAAGTATTTGCATTCAGTGTGACTGTCTGGCTAAGGTAAGGTCTCTGCGCCGTAGCCGTTTGAGTGTAGGCTGTTCCAGGTCCACCCAAAGTAGAGGCACCAGGAGTGGAAGTTCCAGTCGCAGTTGGTTGAGTCCATCCAGTTGGGGCCGCGCCTCCTCCCGTTAATAAAGAGTTCCAGAAGCTATTGGTTCTTGAAGTGGGGAGGAGCGGAATAGTCCCCTGCCAATCCGTGCGAGTTAGGGTACTGATTGTTGGAGATTGACTTGTTAACCCACCTAATGCCGTAAGGGTAAACGAAGTGCCGGAGCCACTAATAACTTCGTTTGTAAAGGATAGTGGCTGACTGGTTCCTTCTCCGAATTTCAGAAGCTTTGCAACTTTGTATCCAGCAGAGGCGTTAGCTATCGACCAATGCCCACTACCATCTAGCACGGAGTAGTAAGGTAGGGTAGGGTATTCCACATTAGCCACAATATCAAATGCAAGAACTCGGTAAAGTGGATAGTCGGTTACTACAACGCCTGAAACAGAACCAGCAATGGGGCCAGTGTAAGCGTCAGAGTAGCTACCTGAAAAAGATACGGACCCTGTAAATGGAGCCGTGTAGTTAGGTGCGGTCCAATTACCTCTACCGGCAAAACTATTTGGAGTTGTGTGAGTGTAGGAAATGTCGTAACCTGGAGTTGCATTCAGAGCTTTTGTCTGGTTCAAGATCCACTTTCGTTCTTGGTAGAACCCGTTCCAGTTGATCAGGTCAGACAGGTCAGTTGAAGCGTAGTAGTTGCTGAAGTCTGCGTAAGCCTGATCCTGAACGAAGTCCAAGTGAAGAAAGACATTAGCTTCAATGTAAGAACCCTCTTCAGGTACAAACGATACGGTGACTCTACCAGAACAGTATTGAATGGCCTTAGGCTCTAAGCGAGAGTGAGGGTAGATGGTAGTCGTGCCAAACTCATTAGCGTCCACAATGGCTTCATTCACAATGATTCCAGTCAGGCTAGTGTCACCAGTCATATAACCAGCAACCGTTACAGTTAGATTATTACCAACGAAGCCAGAGAAGGTGATAGAGTCTCCGATCTTTACTCCGTCTTCCGGCCAAGATCCCAAGGAACGGATGATGGTTTTGGTGGAAGCATCAAAAGTTAAATTGCCAGTATCCAAGACTCTTGTTGGGGAGAAGTTGTCTAGCAGGGCATTCATGTCACCCTGGATGAACGACATCCATACAGTAAAGGGATTAGTTGACTGATCGAATATCGTCAAGCTAGTGGCTGAGGTTAGAATGACAGACTCTCTTGGGAACTCAATGGTGGCTCCGCGATTATCGCCTCTGCCCTCAGTGGCCCAGGAAGCCATCTGGAGGGGATCTAGAACCCCATTAATATAGTGCTTTCCATCGAAGCTAAAACCAGTTAACCCTAGAGTTGGGTTGAAAAACGCATCGTTGTCTTCTACACGGATTACACAGGAAGCCGTGGCTCCGCTTCCAAACATCTGCTGTAGTCCCGTGGAGTCCAGGGACGAAGAAGAAATCAAGGGTGGAAAAGTGTTAACCATAGAGACCGTTACTCCTACTAAAGTGTTTGAAAGTAGTTCTTCCAGCCAGAAACGAACTTCTGACTTCTTTTTTGAGCGTCTTTATGTTGAGGCTGATGAATGACTAAGAGATATCCCCCTGCTTCAGTTAGCAGAACACTAGATCCCGCAGGTAGGAGCTTTACTACCGTTGTCGGAAAACATGACCGCAGATTAACTGATGCGGATATTAACCTTATCCAAGATATCCAGGATTATAAAAACTACAAAAAAGTAGACAATGACATCTTTTCTGGAATGATGGGCTACCAGCCGTTTATCCTCAATCCAACCAAGGAAAACTCCTTCACGGTGCCCGCCTTCGATGTCATGTTTAACGGTGAAGTGGTTACAATCGGTGGAAACAAGTCCTCGGATTTGAAGTCTAACTTGGTTACTCTCCCCGCTCCTCGGTCCAGGGGACCTATCAATAACGAAGAAGCTGGCCTATTCATCGTCTACTTAGAACTCTGGTATCGTGGCTTAGACCCCACTACTGGCGATGGCTACCAGGTATCCGGCTCCCAGAACTTCATCTACCCTAACGGCTGTATTGAAGCCGATGCATCTCAGCTAATCCCTGACGATGCCATCGACCCATTCCAGGGGCTAAACACTACCTCTAGAAGCCAGATTCAGTGGGCCATTCGTGTGACCCCAGTGTCTCTATTCTACGACTTCTCCAAGTACCGCTTCGGCCTAGACCCAGGCGCTAACTTGGCCTATGAGACTATTTTTGGAAGAGCCTTCCTACCATCTCCGCCAGAGACAAGTTCTCTAACCTATGCATTCAAAAACATGGGAACCATCAATGGTGACTATGGCCTATGGAGAGCCGGAGATGGTGAGGTTGTCCCCGCCATTCCAACACTCGATGGTTATACCTACGCAATGCCTATGGCTGTGGTCTTCCAGAGAAACACTGGTCTATTCGATCAGGCTCTAAACCCATTCGGTTGCGGAGCCAATGTCGCTGACTCTTCTGGCACTCTAGCCACTATTTCAGGCCGTTACGACAGAAAATTTGCTGATGCCATCTATGACTCTGACATTGTAGACACCAGAATGACTGTATCTCTACAGGGTTATGACTGGGGTAAACTACTAAATAATTCCTTCGCAGATCTCGTGGGTGGAGACACCAACCTAAAGATCTCCAGAGGCGAAACCCCAGGTAACCTACCTGTGGCCGTGGCTTCTAGACCTTCCTACACCGTTGCAATCAGCCCAACTACGATGGCTAACACCGATAATCAGGGTGTGTTTGACGGCTACATGAACGGTTTCGGAACTGATGACCGTGTTTACTACACCACCAAGTCTTTCTCTGTCTCCAACAAGGCTGTAGGCATCAACGGGGCTAGATGGGAGAAGGGTGACGCAATCCAGCTAGACCTTTCCGAACTAGCCGCTACCACCGCTCCTGTAGTAGCTTATGTACTGACCCAGGCGCTAGTCTTACAGATTGATGGTTCTAATTCCTTTGAGCCTGTCATGCTTCTAAACGGACAGATCGAAGTAACCGGAATCGGGTCTAGACAAGTAGTTGTTAAGATTCTACAGGATCTAAAGAACACTCCTTATGACCCAGGTCTCCAGGATTTATATGTGACCATCGGAGTTCGCTACGGGGTTCAGGTGGCCGCTACTGGCATCTCTGGATACTCTACAGTAAAGACCCCATTCTCCATCGAGGGCGGCGCTCTATTCGATTATGAATCCCTAAAGACCCTACCAGTATTCGGCATTTCCGACTTCAGAACAACGAAGAATTTCTCTGCTGGAGACCTACAACTTGTCTCCTACAACCCTCAGTATTCCAACAAGGTATTCGGAACTAGAGCAGAAGTTATCGTAGCCGCTGAGGATGGAAGCGAAGATGTCCAACCCACCTATACCCACACTACCTACAGTATCCCAAGATTAGGGCTAGCTGGTGTCTACACAGGACTCTATGTAGTGAAAGCTAGGGACCAAGTTTCTGGTAAGAGCTACACGGTCATCAGCAATGAAATCTTTGATGAAACCATTAGCGTTGTTCTAAACGGATCTATCCCAGCGCACACTAGCGTTGTGTTATCCGTCCTACTAGACAAGACTACGCAGATGGGTTACAACGCACCCGTCAAGGCTATTACTGGAATCAAGGAAACTGTCATTATCGGAAACATTTCGAACTCAAGCTTTGAAACCGATAATAGAGTCAAGATCGTATCCAAGAAGATTGTTGGTGGAAACTATGTTATTCTGCTTGCCTCCAACAACTGTGTTCTCTCTGGTATCTCTGGTGATGATAACAACAAATTCCTCTTCATTGAACAGGTACAAGAGGGGGAGGGTGGGCCACCAGCTACTTCTTATACTTCTTGGCCTATTGCTTCTGCTAGTTTCACTAATGCATTCGTCACTTTGACTGTCCCCATCTCTGCCAACGGTTTAAGCATCAACCTAGACAGTAGCAAGTTCTTCCTAGTCGGTGCTATTGCTCCAGCCCTCGATCCTCAGTCCTCACTAGTCTTCACTTTCGACTACATCCCCTACCAGGGAGAGGGCGAGACTGATAGAGAATACTCCTTCATTCATTCTGATGAGCTAGCTCACATTACTACTAACGGAACAGGTGCCGCTCCTATTGTCGGTCTAAAGGATGTCTACCCTTACAATCGTGAACTTCCTATGGCTACCATTCTTCCTTCTCAGCCAACTTGGGATGATGCTGAATTGAACAACCAAGCCGTATCTGGTTACTTTGATAGTAATTATGATGCAAAGAAGTTTTCCAATGTTGAACATACTTTTGCCACCCCCTTGAAGACAAATGACTTTATTGAACCAGTAGCTAGCTGGAGAAGAAAGAAAATCAAGCTTTCCACCCCATCCGGTCGTGGTTTCGCTAAGGCGTTCCCTCATGTTGGCTTCGCTATTCGTCCTCCTGCACCAAAAGCAGTCCAGGGAAACCCTGTTCTAGCCACTACCGGAGCCATCTACCTCTATGTAAACAACGCTTCTGGTAATGACTCTTACGATGGATTCACACAAACTACACCTAAGAGAACTATTAAGTCTGCTATGGCTGCACTACCTCCAGTGCTTCAGCATCCCTGCTACATCTTCTTAGTCTCTACCGCAGTCCCCTACAAGATGAAGTCCCTGAAGTCTCAGCTAGGCGCAGCTAAGCTAGGTGACGGTGAGATCACTCCTATTAATCGCTACTGCTTGGATAGCATCGCCTTCTCCGTCCAGGACGAAGGACGCCTCTATGTTGGGAGAGAACCTAATGCAACCGACTATGCCATCATTGATGCAACTGATTTCGTAGCATTCGGTGATGGACCAACCTCGGCCTTCGTAGTTGACAACACTAGAGTTGTATTCAACGGAATCAAGTTCGTTGGGTTCAGAGATGCTGCCGTATACGGTGTGTCTTCTTCCATCGAATTGGTTGATTGCTGGTTCAACGGTAACTTGGTTTCCGGTTCGTTCTACAACGGATGCAATGTTACAGCCTCTCGTTGCAAGATCGACCTCCAGCCCTCAGCAACCGGATTCATTGTATCTAACTCAGATCTTCTCGCCTCCAGCACCGCTCTTACCGCTATCTCCCCCAAGGTTAACGCCTTCTATGTGGTCGAGAGATCTGGCAGCTTGACCCTATCCAACCACAAACCAACGGAAGAGACTAATCTAGCCATTGATGTGTGGAATCCTGACACCTCTCAGTTCGTTACTCAGTATGAAACAGTAGTGCTTGGGAAGTTGAGCAGTTCTGTTATCTGTGAGCAAACTTTCGCTTCGAATGGTGCTGCCAAGTTGCAGTCCAACTCCACCCTAACCAAGCCAGTAACCGTGACCTCATTTACCGGAGGCGTGTCCACTGATTCTAGTGCTGTGGTCACAACAGATGTTTCTTAATTTCTAATTTGCATCCCTTTAGAAGAAGCAGGTAACTAATGGCCTTAACGCTAACCCCCATCATTCTCTCTGAACAAAACAGAGTTTTTCCTTTAACCTCAGAATCTACAGGGGTTACGATTCGATTAGCCACTGGCAGTTCCGGTGAAATTGGAACTATCAAGGTGGAGGGGTTCGCTCCTCCTATCGCAAATCTGGATTGGAGCATCTATCAGAACCCTTCTTGGGTCACTCTAGAGGTAGATTCCTCCGACCCATCCTTGGTCCATCTCCGCTACACCAACGCTACTCCAAATCCTCAGGGCCTGCACCAATTCTTCGTAAGTGTTAATGATGGAAACTCTATCATTAGGTACCCTATTGCTATTGATGTCAAGAAGCCTTTCTACCTATCCGTGTTATCTCCTAGGACTGACACCATTGATCTAAGAGCTTATGACGCCGGAACTGCTGTCACCACTATTAAAGCATACGGTCAGTCTGATAGGGAGATTACCTCTGGTGATGTGTGTTTCCTACCTCCTGTCCTTCCTGACGGTTTGGAGTTCCTAACGGGTCTCGGCAATGAGGCAGTAATCCAGGTAGCCCAACCTTCCGCTTCCGATGCCTCTGGTGGTGTAAAGGTTGTAACTCCTTACTCCCAGGTCATTCAGGTTCAGGCTTACCAGCCTGGATCAATGTATGACATTCCTAATGATCCTGTCAGAACTTATACAAAGAACATCACCCTCAATGTCAATACCTCGCTACCCGGAACCTTCGGGTCTGCTGTAACTTGCTCTTACGATGACACCAACAATTACTTCGTGCTAAAGGCTGTTACTTCCTTTGCGCTAGGCGAACCTAAGGCACTAACCTACGCTTGGTCTGCCACTGGGACCGGAACCGGAGTAATGACCGGAGCTACCACTGACACAATGCACTTTGCTCCTAATGTTGCCTCGGGAGCCGTCACTTTCCACCTAGATATTAAGGACGCCAATAACGGCAATGTGCTTCTACAGCACTACGATATTGGACCCATGAATGTTTGCAACGCTGGATCTGACGGAGCAACCTGGGAGGCTAACAACGCCTTGAAGCTCTGGGCCACTGCTCCAGTTGTATCCGGTGCTGCTGGAGAACCTGTGTCTATCACCATCGCTGGTGATCCTGGTGTAGCTAGCGTGGTAGTTTCGTTCTCTGTGTCAGGAAGTGGAATCACCGCTCCAGGCAACATCACCCTTCTAAACGGTGTACCACAGACCCTCATCCTCAATGTCCCAGGTGGAGCCACCAACAAACAGAAGTGGACCCTTACCGCTAATGGAACATCCGGGTCTGCTACTGGGCAAGCTAGGGTTGTTATTGAAAGTGCCGGAACTCCCGCTCTTTTGGTATCCGCCTCTAATTCTTCTATCGTCCAGGACACCGGGAGCCTAATCAACCCATCCATAATGACTGCCGCTTACCCAACCCTAAGCACGGTTATTCCAGGCGTGGACTTCTATCTAGTGAACGCTCCTGCTGGGTTGAAGCTAGGGCAGGACGGGGTTATCACTGGTGGATCGCTTTTCAATACAGTAGATGATTCTGCTTTCTCCTTCAAGGTCATGGCTGTCAAGCCTGGGTACTCACCTAGCTACTTGAACATGACCCTAGATGTCACTACAAGTGCAACACCTATCGAGTTCAGCAAGTTCTTCTCTTCTGTCACCAACACCACGGACAATTCCCCATTCACTCTTTCCTGGCGCTACCCTGAGACTACCGCCTCCCTATGGCTTCAGAAGAATGTAGAAGCTCCCGTAGAGGTTGTTTCCAATGCCTCTGCTACCGTAGTCGGGGACTCACTATTCTCCCTAACCGGAACTAACTTCTACGGAACCGCTTACTCTACACCTTTGGTTGTCATCTCCGACACCGCCGCGAATCTGACCAAGCTCCCTTCTGCAAAGACTTCGGCTGTCATCGACATGAATAACAAGATGACAATCAAGTGGAGTCCTGATCCAATCAATAACCTCTACAATCTCTACAAGGGATGGTCGATCACCTACAAGAAAAATGGTGGGTCTGTTCTAGCTCTACCTAACGCTGACACCATCATCACTGGACTAGAGGACGCCACTGGAACTCTCTCTACCAGAGTGTTCTCCTATCAGATGGGTCCAGACAACATCGCTCTATCCATGAAGGCTTTGTCTGCCAATCGTGTAGCCATCGGAGATTCCGATGCTTGGAGTCACCTCCTAGACTTCCCACCTGTCCTAACCCCCACCACCTTCACCCTGGACAAGACTACTGCCAAACTAGGGGAGCCTGTAACTATCTCTATGGACAGCGGCTACATTGGTGGATCTGCTTGGAGAGTTCGTTACGCAGAGGGTAAGGCTACTGAGTGGCTACCTACCTCTTTGAAGACCAGCACTCATGTCTTTACTACTCCTGGACCTCAGACCATCACTATCGAAATCGAGTCTGATTTCTCCGTAGAAAAGCCTCCTGTCTCTCTACAAAGAACTATGACTCTTTCTCTATTTGTAGAGGATGAGCAGTTCCTAGTCAGCAATGCTAATGCAAGTGTTATAGGTAACATCGGTATAGGTGGAGCAGAAGGATTTGAAGTCACCGATTCCTCCTCTGGAACCTACAGCAGAGAGCCTTACGAAGTCATCACTAGATCCATTGTTAAGGATGAGCAAACTCAGGAAGTCAAACTCCTCATCGCCACTTCCAGAAACAACAACGCCTCCTCTGCTCTAGGAACTATGGCTCTCGATGTCTTCCCAATCCAGGGTAGACCTCATATGAAGAACCTAGTTCTTCCAGCACTAAACCTAAACGGTAACACTGGGCTTGTTTCTTCTGTAAAGATCGTTTCTGAGTCGCTGCCTGACGCCGTAGTCGGAAAGCCTATGCCTGAAACCCAGCTTCAGGTATCTGGTGGAACTGCACCTTACGACTGGTATTCCAGCAATCTACCTCAGGGTCTAGTCCTCAACACTGACGGCACCCTATCTGGAACCCCAATGCTGATGGGTGTTTACACCATTGACTTCTCTGTCAAGGACTCCACTTCTCCTGCATACATCGACAGCAGAACTCTAGTCTTCTCTGTAAAGAGCGACATCGCAATCAGCGAGGTTTCTGCTCCTACCGCTAAGGTCGGAACTTTCTACTCTCACACCATCGCTTCCTTGGGTGGCCTAGCCCCATTCTCTTGGAGACTTGCTAACGGTGAGCTACCAATCGGTCTAAGCATCGAACCTTCTTCTGGTAAGATCCTAGGTCTACCCTGCACCTACAATTCTACTACTGACTTCACAAAGAACTTCCTCTTCACTCCTGAAGTTACTGACTCCATTGGAGCAAAGGCATCCAAGCAACTCTATATGTCTCTAGCCCCTGCCGATCTAACACTAGGTAGCATGGATCAGTCGATCATCTACAAGGATGAGGATGCCAAGTTTGCCATCCCTGTTTACGGTGGACAATCCCCTTACCATCTCGCTTCCTTCACCTCTGATGGAACAATTGGTAGTGATCTGACCCTCAAGACTCCTGAAGTCATTAACGCTGTATCCGAACTAACTCCTAGTCTCCTAGTGATCACCACTGGGGACCAGATCTTCAACCCACAGGGAACTCCTGTAGCTGGTGTCTACCCAACTCCTTACAATGTTTCGTTCTCCGTAGATGTTGCTGGTGGAGTCCCAGGTTACAGACTTTCTATTGACACTTCCAACCCTAGCTTAAACACTCTACCTAACGCTGATATCATCGGTAATGTGGTAACTGGAACTGTCACCGCAGATGGTCACTACACTGTGAACATCAAGGTTGTGGATTCTGATGGATTCGGAGTCTCTTACTCCAAGGTTATCAGAGTAACCACCAACGACAACAGCACTGAAGCCTACTCCACCACTCTTGAGTTTGTAGGTGTAAAGAAGAACGGTTCTAACAACACTGCCACCTGGACCTTCAGAAAACTATCCGCTCTACCCAACATCCTGAAGGATGTCCCCTACAAGAACCTCGCTGACACCGCTGAATTCTATGGTCTAGCCCTCTGGGACAACGATCTAAATCAGCCAGCACAGGCTCTAGCTCTCCCAATCACCGCTGGTAAGCTAAGCACCTCCGTACAGGGTGGTGCAGAGGGTCAGTATGCCGCTCTAGGTATCTCAGCTTTTACACCTTCTTGGACCATCACCACTGAAGGAACTGGCGTATTCAATGTCGCTGGGTCTCTACCAATCGGCTACGGAACCTCTGGAACTGCCTCTGGACCTTACGCATTCTTCCTCTTTGCAGACAGCACCGCAGGGGCAGGAATCCCAGTCATAAACCAGAAGATCTCCAAGGTCACTGACCCTACCTTCGGAATCCTAAGCGACTACCAGATTGGAACCATCACCCTCTACTCTGTAACTGGTGACCCTCTCTACTCTAAGTCCATGTTCATCTACTGCTCTGACTCTGGAGACAACACTACTTCTACTCCTGTAGTCGAGGTCACTTCTACCAGAACTCAAACCATTGAAGGCGACATCTACGATCCTCTCTCTGCCACCTACAATAGCTCTGAGGCTCGTCACTTTGAGTATCCACTAACTGCCGCCTCTGGTGCCGCTCCCTATGTCTTCACCGTTAAAGATGGTTCCACCCTACCTGGAGCTTCAATCGGCGTAGCTAACGGGGTTCCTACACTAATGGTCCCCAGCACTTCACCAATATACACTGGAACCACCTCAGCCTCTTATGTGGCTTATGTAGCCGCTACAGATAAGAATGGCATTGTGTCTCAGACAGCCACCATCAATGTCAACTATGTCCCCAAGACCGCCTCTACTAACCCAGTTCAGATTGTGGGTGTCACCTATCTCCAGGACATCGCAGTCACCGATCCGACCTTCCGTGGTTATACTGGTGCCGATCTAGGTGTTCTAGACATGATGATGTGGGCTAACCAGGATGTCACTTGGAGCCTACCTCCTTCCGAGAAGGCAGATCACGAATCTCATGGAATCGTGTTCATCACCAAGCCTGACAACTCCTTCCAGATTGCTGGAACTCCCAATGTTGCTCAGAGATACATTTTCAATGTCACCGCAACCGCTGTGGGCGCTGGGTCTGATACTCGCGTGGTCTACCTAGACATCGTTGATCCTATCGTCACTATCCAAGGACCAACCTCTCCTCTAACCCTAAACGCCAAGTATAACTATGCCACCAACCACTCTGTAATGAAGGTGAGCATCGAAGGGTACAAGGTCGGAACTTGCCCTGTGGTTCTAGTCACTAACTTGGGAACCTTGAACCCCGTTCCAACCAATGTCAACATTACCAGTGACATGGGAATGGGTCATCTCGGAAACCCTGCTTACGCTCAGAAATGGGATGCCTACTATGACTTCTCTACCACCGTATCCGGTGCTGGAGTTCTAACCACTACTGGTGGGGTTGCAACCACTCCTTACCCCTTCTCTGCTGCCGCTACAACTCTCGTGGCAAAGGGAATTGTCCAGCCTGTAGTCCATGTGTCTGAATACGCTACCACCTTCCTACCTGCTCCTCCTCTCACCATCACTGGCGGAACTGCACCTTACACCTACACCGTATCCTCCATTTCAAACCCAACTAACTTCACTATCTCAGGTGGGCAGCTTGCCATGCTAATGAATAGCGTATCTCCGACTAACCAGCCTGGAGCTTGTGATGTCACCTACACCGTAACCGATAGCTCTACTCCTACTCAGACTGTTGTCTCTACCGCAGGAAATGTCAGTGTCATCGTAGATGCTGAAAGCTACATCTCTGCTGCCTTCCCCACAAAGGAATGGGTCTACACCGCAGGAGCATCCACCTTCCCACTCTATCAGGTCATCCAACCTAAGTTGGGTCACAAGCCTTATCAGTGGACCATCACTAGCGTTGATTTCTCTGCTATTAGCGGGGGCATGACCGGACTAGTCCACAAGTCTAGCACCAACAGCATTCTATCCATCAACACCAGCACTTCGGACTATAGCATCAAGGACTTCACCAGCACCGATGTTCTATACGAAACCACTCCTGGAACTTGGGTAGCCACTCCAACTGGATTGCTATACTCCCACGCTTGGTCCTCTATCGTCCCAACCCCAGGCCGCTATGTAATCCCCATTGGCGTCACCATCACCGATGCCAAGGGAATCTCAGTCGCCGGAACCACTTCTGTTACCCTGATTGTTCCTTAATAAAATAATCAGGTTTCTGCTCCTATATTGAGGATCATAGATGGCCGCTCAAACTATTAAACTTGTAACCACCGGGGGCCAAGCCCCCTACACTTATTCTATCATTCATGATAACCTAACTACTCTCCCTTTGCCTTCCTATCCTCAGCCTGGAAATGCTAGTTACGCTACAGTTAGCTTCAATATGGGTAGCTCTGAAATCGTAGTTGACGCCACCAATGTCAACCCCGGAACCTACAAGCTCCACCTAAATATCACTGACTCCACAACCCCTGTAGCCAAGATCACTACCAAAGTTATCACCATCAAGGTCTTGAACATTACCAAATTTGCCATCCTAAACGAATCTGAATCAGTCATTCCAGGTAGCTTCCCCTACCAAGGCTATGTCTTCCTAGAAGCCTCTGGAGCCACTGGAGCCGTGACTTGGAGCATTATTGATTCCATGACCACCCTCCCTGGAGCCGCAATCACCACTGACGGTTTCGGTAATTTAGTAGTGGCCTACTCAACTAGCCAGTATGGTGACTTCACTTTAGGACTCCAGGCTAAGGACAGTTTCAAGACCGTAACTCGCACCCTCACTATTAGTGTGATCGCTCCATCTGCCTACAAGTTAGTAGACGGTCAGGTCGAAGTAGTTTTTAGTGACGCAGGATACACCGAAGGAACTCACACCTTCAGTGTCAATGTAACTGACTCTCAATCCTCTCCCGCCTCCACCGCTCGCTCCTTCGAATACCTACTTCAGCCAGCTATCTCTACAATCCATGTCCCCCAATCCTTCGTAAAATACTGGCACATGGACGATACCAATGAGGTCTATTTCCCCATCACTGGAACCTTATCAGGGCTTTCCATCAAGGATTCTAGCGGAACCTTCTCCAATGGAGTGACCTATAGCGTAGAGGGTGCCGCCAGAAGAATCAAGTTCTCAGGGCCTCCAACTGTAGCCGAGAACTCCCAGCTTGTCATCCCAATTAACTTGCAGTTTAGTAACACTATCGTTGCCTCTGTGTCCAAAACTTTCACAGTGCCAGCTTTCGATGGTGCCTATGACGAGTCATCTATCTCCAGCAGTTGCTACACTAGACCTCTAGTGTCGGGTGAGTTCTTCTCTCTAAACCCCCAGAAACCTTACTACAACTCCCCCAGCATTGAGCGTCACACTTGGACCGCCAGAGTAGCGTCTGGGAACACCCTCCCTCAGGGCTTGAGCTTGGATGCCAACACCGGACTTATCTACGGAAAGCTTCTAGCTACGACTCCTCAGACTACATCTATCGAGTTCGTGGACCCCAACACAAAGCTCGTTAAGGGAATCATTGTCATTCACTTTGACATCGTAGCTTACGATTTCTCCTTGGTTGAAACCCTCTCGGCGGGTGCCGTGTCTTTCCCCTACACCGGATTGATCTCCACCACCTCTAATTCCGATCTGCTAGACGCCACTCTTTACTCTGGCACTCTCCCAAGTGGCCTAACCTTGGGCGTGTCAAGAACTCTAGCAACTGGTATTCTAACTTTCAACCACACACTATCCACTATCGCTAGAGCGGGTGGAAGTTGGGTTGATGATGCCGTTCACATTGGTAGCCAGCTTGTGTTCTCTGGCTTCACTACCACCGCAAACAACAAAACCTTCACCGTTACAGATGTCACTCCCTCCACTATTACCGTAGCTGAAAATGTTACCCTAGCTACTGAAACTGGTGTGGTTACTGCTAAGACTAAGGCTGTTATCTCTGGAACTCCAACTGAGTCCGGTCACTTCGACCTCTGGATTAAGGTGAGAAATGTGGATGGTAAAATCGGGCTCCTATACAAGAGGTTTGAAGTATCCTACTCCACTCCGCTCTCGGTTATCACCACCTCACTCCCAACTCTAACCAATCAGCCTTATGCTGGAGTTCTAAGCGCAGTAGGTGGAACTGGCGTGTTCACTTGGAGCCTAAATTCCGGCTCCCCCGCACTCCCCGCTGGCATTACCCTATCCTCTTCAGGACTCCTAAGCGGAACTTACGCAGGGTCATCCTACAACCAGAACATCGTAGTGAAAGTTGTGGACTCTAAGGGTGCATCGGCTACCGCCACTTTGAACTTCGCATTCAGCAACACTCTATCGGTCTCTACCGCAAGCATCCCCAAGATCATTCGTGGAGAGTACTACTCTTTCACCTTGAAGGCATACGGCGGAACCGGAACCTACTCTAACTGGACTGTCACCGCTGGTGGGAGCTTACCATCAGGCATCACCTTAAACTCCGCTGGCGTCCTAAGCGGATTCGTAGCTACTGGAACTGCTTACACTCCAGCCAACTTGACTTTCACCGTTACCGACTCCTCTGCCGCCACCTCCAATAAGGTTCTAGCAGTAGGTGTGGCTGACGCCGCATCTGTTCTAGCTATTGACACTTCGGGAATCGGGGTGATCAGCAAGGGTAGCAACTATCAAGGTGTCATGAAGGTTTCCATCGGAGCCTCCACCGCTGTCGGCCCTTTCCACTGGGAAATCGCTCCTGGATCGCCTAACCAGCTTCCCACTGGCTTAGTTCTATCTGCCAACACCACTGACTCCGGCATGACTGCCTTCATCTCTGGAAAGTGCATCTTAGCCCTAAGCAACTACTCGGTAAAAATCAGAGTAGTTGATGCAAATGGTCTATCTGCCACCACTTACATTCTTCTTTCCTCTGTTCCAAGTGTCACTATCTCCACCAAGGCACTATCTCAGGGTAAGGTAACTGAGGCATACACTCAGACCATTCTAGGTGACAGCGCCAATCTACCGATCACCTTCAGCCTAGACACCCCTCCTACCCTTCCAGCAGGTATGTCATTCAACTCCTCTGGAGTCCTATCTGGGACACCCTCTGGTGTGTATAACAACACCATCAATGTGAGACTCACCGATGCTCTCAATGACTATGTTGTTAAGCCTCTCCTCCTAGTTGTGAAGAACTCTAATCTAGTCCTAACCACCACAAGCATCCCCACCATTTCAAGCGGCAAAGATTGGTCATACACTCTAACCGCCACTGGTAGCGCCGGAGGCTTTAAGTGGAGTATCTCTCCTGATTCTACCGTTGGGTTACCTTCCAATGTGCAGTTGAATGAAACAACTGGTGTACTTTCCACTACTGGAACGAACTCTCTAGGAGTTCGTTCCATTATCTTCAGAGTCACAGACGCAGACGGAACTCACACCGACAAGGCCCTCTCTATGACTGTGGTTGCCAGCCAAGCCATCACCGCTGGACCTGACTACATCAACGGAACCACTCATGGCTATCTCGGTTATGTGAGACAGGACATCGCTTCCTTAACTTCTCAGATTCTACCTAGAAGCTCTAAGTCCTTCTACGCAATTCTAACCAATTTTGCATCCACTTCCTTGACCCAGATTTCAGTATCAACTTCAGACCCAGCAGTCACCGCTGTAGCCGAAGCCATGACTGCTTCCGAGGTTCTAATTAACATCACTCAAGTCCCTGCCAGCACTCTAG